TAAAGCGTGAAACGCTGTTCCATGCATATCTGTCCACTTTATTGGACACTAAAAAATGCACATTTTTTATAATAAACTCTTGACAATGTGCATTAACCATATTATAATATAAGTGTACTAAAAAGTACATATTATTTGAAAGGTGAGTGGAAAATGTATGAAGTACGTAACAAGAACGATTGAGGTAGTAAAAGCAAAAGTTAAAATTAGTGATAAGGATGGTAAAGTATCGGAAAGAGAATGTAGTGTAGTTGGTAGTGATTTAATTAAAGAACTTAAAAAGGAATATCCAAATTCCAAAATTGTTGTTCATGAAGCGGTCAGCGAAGAAAAAAAGTATCGTATGTCTTATGAAGATTTTGTTAAATATGGTGAAATTGTTAAATAAATGAAAGTTGAGTGTAAAGATCATGAATGATATTATTGTAGCTAACGCAATGGAAACAGTGGAAAATGGTGCAATGTGGACTTCTTTTAAGGTTGAGACAATGGAAGAAAAGAAAAAATTTTACAACGCTATTTCTCAAAAAGGAATTTCGTTGAGTGAACATGTAAATGAAACATTTAATTTAAAAGATGTTTATATCGAAGTAGTCGACATGGTTAATAAAAAAACAGGAGAAGTAAAAGCCACCCCAAGAATTGTGTTATGGGATGATAAGGGAAATACTTACAACACGGCTTCTTTTGGTATTTATAATTCATTAAAAAGAATTTTTCAAATTTTTGATGTTCCATCTACATGGGATTCACCATTAAAAGTAAAAATAAAACAAATTAAAAAAGATGAAAATAGCATTTTGAATTTAGAAATTGTATAACAAATAAAAATAAAAAACAGACACTTATAATATTTAAGTGTCTGTTTTTTATTAGAAAGGATGATTTTATGAAAACTAGACGTGGTGTCTATTACGATCTTTCAGAGACAGAATATATTAAAAACGTGTTTTATTTTAGTTTTTGTTTTTCTTCTAAATTTTTAATGAAAAAATTTGATGATGAATATTATAGTATTACAAAACAACTTGAATATAAATTTGTAAAAAAATATGAAATTCCCTTTGATTTAAAAATGTATATGGCTTTTGTTTTATATAAGGATAATGAAAAGAGAGGTTATAGAGTTATTAATAATAGAACAGGAGATGTTTATACATGCCCAGAATCAATAAAATTCATTGGAGAGATAAAGACAAAATAGAATTGAATAAAGCGATAAAAAATTTTAATTCTAAATTAAATAGACTTTATAAAAAAGGGTTAGATGTTAATTTACCAGATAAAATTAAATTAAAAGAGATAAGGGAAAGAATATATAGCAGAAATGATTTTAAAATAGAATTAAATAGATTAAAAAATTTCACGAAAAGAGGTGCAGAATCTTCTGTTGAGTTAGGCCGTGGAAAAGTAACCAAATGGGAATATAACGAAGTTAAAAAAGCAATAAGAAGGGATAACATAAGGAAAAGGAAAGAAGAAGAAGAAAAAAGAAGTGAGGTATATGAAAATGGACAATTAATTGGTAGAAGAATAGGTATTGAATTATTAGAATATAAACCGAGGTCAACAGATATTAGAAATAGAAGTTATCAAGAATTTAAAAAATTGCAACAAATATTTTTTAATAGGAATGATAAATATAGTTATGAAAGGAAAAGAGGTTATTTAGAAAATTATATAAAACTATGAATGAATATAATGAAGTAGTAAAAAAATTAGAAAATATGAATCTAGATAAATTTATTAAATTAATAGATGAGGGCACTTTACCAGAAATTAATGAATATTATTATATTGAAAATATGGTTTACACATGGAATCAACTTTTATATTCATTGGGAATAGAATCTAATTACGATTATGACGAGTTATACATGTGATTTTGAAACTGTAAATGATGTAAATGATTGTAGGGTTTGGGCTTATTCTATGTGTGACATAGAAAGTGAAGAAATAGAATATGGAAATACTATTGAGGGCTTTTTTAACATTTTAAAAAATAGAAATCTTAGATTATATTTTCACAATTTAAAATTTGATGGCGAATTTATTTTATATTATTTATTTAGGAATGGTTATAAATATAATGAAAAATGTTATGAAAAATCGTTTAAAACGGTAATAGCTGATACGGGGCAATGGTATATGATGAAAATTCATAACGGATATGATGAAAAAGGAAAGCCTTGTTATTTAACAATAATAGACAGTTTAAAAATACTACCGTTTTCGGTTGAAAAGATAGGTAAAGATTTTAATTTAGGTGTTGAAAAATTAGAAATAGATTATAATAAAGAAAGACCATTCGGATATCAATTAACATTAGATGAAATAGCATATATAAAAAATGATGTATTAATAGTTGCGAAAGCTTTAAAAATTTTATTTAATATGAAATTAAATAAAACAACTCAGGGTTCTAATGCTCTTTATGATTATAAACAAAGTATTGGTGGGGAAAAGAATTTTAGAAAATGGTTCCCTCTTTTATCATATGAAAACGATAAAATAATAAGGAAAGCTTATAGAGGTGGATTTACATATTTAAATCCAAAATATAAAGATAAAATTGTTAATGGTGGTAAAGTGTACGATGTAAATTCACTTTATCCATATATAATGTATACAAGATTATTGCCATACGGAGAACCATTAGAATTTAGTGGAAAATATAAAAATAATAAAAATTATCCTCTTTATATACAAATATTACGTTGTCAATTTGAGATAAAGAAAAATAAAATTCCCACAATACAATTAAAACACACCGGAATATTTAATGATACTGAATATTTAACAACTTCCGGAAAAGAAGATGTAATTTTATATTTAACAAATGTGGATTATGAATTATTTATAGATCAATATAATATATACAATATAGAGTATTTAGGTGGATTCTGTTTTAAAGGCAGAAAGGGAATGTTTAAAAAATATATAGATAAGTGGGTAAAAGTAAAAATAGAAAGTAAGCAATCGGGAAACAAAAGTTTATATAGGTTAGCTAAATTAATGTTAAATGCGTTATATGGTAAATTTGGGTTAAATCCCAATGTAAAATCTAAAATACCCTTTTTTGATGGTGAATTAGTACATTATAAAATAAGTGATAGTGAAGTACGAGAGGGAATTTATATTCCTATGGCAATTTTTATAACTTCTTATGCAAGAGAAAAAACGATAAGAAGCGCACAAACTCTTTACAAGAGATTTATATATGCAGATACAGACAGTTTACATATTGAATGTGATAATAATTTTACACCTGATTTAGATATAGATAGTGTTAAATTAGGTTATTGGGATAATGAATTAATATTTGAAAAGGCAAAATATAATCGTCAAAAAAGATATATTGAATATGGTTATGAACCGAAAAATCCAAATAAAAAATTTTTAAAAGTAACTTGTGCAGGTATGCCGAGTACATGTCATAGTTATGTAAATTTTGATAATTTTAAAAATGGAACAGAAATTCCTGGAAAGCTTCAAAATAAAAGAGTAAAAGGAGGAGTTGTTTTAATAAGTATACCTTTCACTATAAAATAGTTGACATTATTATAATAATATTATACAATAAAGGAGCCAATAATACAATAGTGTTTAAGGTGCCAACAAATTAAATTTTGCTTAGATACTAACTCTTGGCAAGAGGTTGTATTATGGTAGCGGGGTATAATATTATACCCCGCTTATTTTTAAGGAAGTGATATTATGTATTATAACGGTGATAAGATAATAGAAAAAGGAAAACTAATTAATTTTATATTAGGTGCCAGAGGATGGGGAAAAACATATTATTTTAAAAAACGATCAATAGAAGATTGTATAAAATCAGGTGAACAATTTATATATCTAAGACGTTTCAAAGAAGAAGTAACAGTAACAAAAGATAAATTATTTGGAGATATATTAATACAATTTCCAGAATATGAAATAAAACTTGAAAAAGACACATATTTTATAAATAAAAAAGGTGAAAAGCACTCTAAAATATTGGGGTATATTATTCCTTTATCTACATCATCTAAATATAAAAGTGTTCCATTCCCAGATGTTACTAAGATTATTTTTGATGAATTTATTGTAGATAAGGGTGTATTACATTATTTACCAAATGAAGTTCAATTATTTTTAGAATTTTGTTCTACTGTAATAAGAAACAGAAATAATGTACAGGTATTTTTATTAGGTAATGCAATTAGTTTATATAATCCATATACATTATATTTTAAAATAAAATTGCAACAGGGACAAAAACTATATCAAAATGGAGAAATTTTATTAGAAATGAATCATAATAGGGAATATGAAGAAAATATGAAGTCCACAAGATTTGGAAAATTAATAAATGGGAGTAAATATGGTGAATATGCGATAGAGAATAAATTTTTGAAAGATGATAAAACATTTATAGAAAAGAAATATTCAGATAGTAAAGATTTATGCACTTATATTTTTAATAATAAAGAATATAGTATATGGTATAGTATAAAGCATAATATGATTCATATTTCTAAAGATAAATCCAATAAACAAATCAGATACACTTTTACAACAGATGAACACAATCCAACAACATATTTAATTCGTAGTTTTAGTAAAGATAGAATATGGAGACAAATAAAAGAAATGTATCAAGAGGGCAATGTAAGATTTGAAAACGGAGATTGTAAAAATAGTTTTATGGAAGCAATGGCTATGGCGAATGGGATTAAATAATGTATTGACAAGATGAAAAAAGAGTGCTATAATGATAGTGGGGCATAATATGTTTTACACATTTACATTTTTTGACATTACTTTAGAAGAAAGAAAAAATTTAATTGAATTAGCAGAGGGTTATGATATTAATTATTCGTATAATGAAATGAGTAATATACTAATTGTATATGAAGTACCGGTTAATATCAGAAATGAGTTTATTGATTATGCTAATTTAAATAATATTGAATATAAACAGGAAATAAAAGAACAAAGTGGAAACGGTGATATTAATAATACTGTTTTAAAGATATTAGAAAATCAAGTAAATTTTGATTATCGTTTACTTTCTGTTTTATTTAATATCCATTCTTTTGGTGGTGAGGGAACAGTGGGCGGAAATACTGGAAACTATTATTACACGATATATGGCGCTTTAAGTGTTGTTCAAGTACAAGAGTTTGCAAGGTTAGCACAAGAATTAGGTGTCCCGATTACGATCAGCGGAGAAGGTGAAAGGCAATATTTGACAGCTGGTCCATTGACTTCTGAACAAAAGACACTTTTTCAAAAATTAGGTGTTAAATTAAATGTTGGCTCTAATACAAATCCGGGTGGTGAGATACCACCTATTATCAATCCGGGCGAAGATATACGATATACAAGACAACAGTTTATTAGTATCATAGCAGATTATTGTGTTTACAAAATGCATGAAACAGGTATATTAGCATCTCTTGCGATAGCACAATGCACTGTTGAATCTGGAAACGGAAATAGCGGTTTAACAGCAGTTTCCAATAACCTATTTGGATATAAGGGAAAATATAATGGTGAATCTGTTTTATATCCTACAAAAGAATGGATTAATGGTCAATATATTGAAGTAATGGGAGAATTTAGAAAATATCCAAATTGGAATGCTTCTATTGATGATTATTTTTCCCTTTTATCTGGCGCATCCAGATATCAAAATTTAATAGGTGAAAGAGATTATAAAACAGCTTGTTATAAGGTTCAACAAGACGGTTATGCAACTGCACCTACTTATGCTACTACACTAATTAGTGTAATTGAAGCGAATAATCTACAAAAATATGATGAGATGTGAGTGATTTTATGAAAAACTTTTTAGAATGGTTAACTCTTGCGTTCGGTGTTTTGGGTTCAATTCTTTCTTATTTTATTGGTGATATGACACCAGCTTTATATACACTTTTATTGTTTATGTGCATTGATTATTTAACAGGTGTTATTAACGCTATTGTATTTCATAAAAGTAATAAAACAAATACGGGTACATATGATTCTAAAATAGGATTTAAGGGTTTAATAAGAAAATGTGGCATTATTTTAATGGTTATTATCGCATTTCAGTTAGATAAAATTTTAGGTTTTAATTATGTAAAAGATGGTGTAACTTTTGCTTTTTTATTTAATGAATTGGTATCTATTATTGAAAATTTGGGGTTAATGGGAGTTAAAATTCCTGATATTATTAAAAATGTTCTTAATGTATTAAAGCAAAAGGGGGATGTGCCAAATGCAGAAAATAACGATTCCGATTGAAAATCCACTTATTACAGCGGCATATAAAGTAAAAGCTTATACAAATAAATTCGGGTATATTCATTATGGAATTGATATTGCAGATTATAAATTAAATAGAAATATTTATTCTCCGGGTGATGCTATTATCTATGATTGTGGGATGGATGGAAAATTTTACAGTGATAAAAGAGGAAATTGTATTGTTATGATATTAAAAGGTGTTCAATTTCCATCAGGTGAAATAAAAGATTTATCAGCAAGGTTATTTCATTTAGACAATATTTTAGTAACAAAAGGCCAACAGGTAAAACAAGGTGATATTATAGGTATTTATGGAAACAGTGGAGCTAATACAACTGGTGCCCATTTACACATTGAATTCGATACAGATATTAATTATCCTGCTTATGCTGTCGGTATTAAAGAATCTGGAAATATTATTAAAAAAGGTAGTGTAGATTCAACTTTAGACCCTAGTTCAATATGGTTTAAAAAAGAAAATCAAATTATAAAAACAAATGAAAAAATTGGGACATGGGTACTTGAAAATGATATTAATATTCCAGTAATACCAAGTATTAACTATAAAGAAAAATATGAAAGTGTAATGAAAGAAAAAGAAATTTTAAAAAATAGTATTCAAAATTTATATAACATGGTGGAATCCATGGGAAAGGATGATGTTAAATGACCAGAGAGGAAAGGGAAGCCTTGTTAATTCAAATTGCAAACACCGGAAATGATGCAGATGCAAGGGAAATGATAGACAGAATTCATAATGATTTTTTAGACTATGAAAATCGCTTTAATGAATATGAAACAAGGGAATCTGAATTTATCAATAAGATTGAAGAAATGGACACTAATTATAAAAATCTGAAAAAACAATATATTGACAGATTCTTTGGAAAAAGAAAAGAAGAAATTATAGAAGAAAATGAAGAAGATTTGGAAGAAGAAAGTAAACCCGTGTCTTATGATGATTTGTTTGAAGAAACAGAATTAATATTATTACTGACACAGTAACCGAGTGGAAAGGAATTCACTATAGAGAGAGAGGGTTAATTAATGGGCACTATTTTAAAAGGTTCTAGCGTGGATGTGTTAAATACAATTCGCGCAAATGCTTCATCCACATATCAGGAAAGAATTCCCGAAGCTACTAAAAATAACATTTCTAAAGTCGGTTCGGCTATTTTAAATTACGAACCTGCTAGAAATGAATTTTTAAATGCTTTGATGAATCGTATCGGGTATGTTATTGTCACTAATAAATTGGCAAAGAATCCGTTGCGAATGTTTAAAAAGGGCATGTTAGATTTTGGTGATACTGTCGAAGAGATTTTCGTTGATATTGCAAAAGCTCAACACTATGACCCTAAAGTAGCAGAAACAGAAGTTTTTAAAAGAGTAAAACCTAATGTTGGTGCTTTGTTTCATAAGATGAACAGGCAGGATTTTTATAAAGTAACAATTTCTAATGATCAATTACAAACAGCGTTTTTGTCTAATAACGGAATTACGGATTTGATTGCAAGAATTACAGATAGTCTTTATTCCGGCGATAATTACGATGAATTTTTACTCACAAAAGAATTAATTAAACAAACAGGAGAAAATGGACAATTTTCTGTACAACCTGTTTCTGCAATTACGGATGAAGCAAGTGCAAAATCTTTTGTTGCTACTGTAAAGTCCGCTTCCGATATGATGGAATTTATGTCTACGGAATTTAACGCCGCAAATGTTCTTACATCTTCTTCTAAAGATGAACAGTATTTGTTGATTACCCCTAAATATAATGCTATGATTGATGTAGAAGTTTTGGCATCTGCTTTTAATATGGATAAAGCTGAATTTATGGGGCATCGTGTTTTAGTAGATAACTTTAACGGTCTGGAAGATGATGGTGTAGTTGCTGTTTTAGTAGATAAAAACTATTTCATGATTTGGGATGTTTTGCAGAAATTTACAGAACAGTATAACGCACAAGGACTTTACTGGAATTACTTTTTCCACCATTGGCAAATTCTTTCTACTTCCCTCTTTGGAAACGCTGTTGCATTTACTACCACCACACCAACTGTTACTGCATTAACTGTTGAGCCTGCTACTGTTACAAATTATGTTCCCGGACAGTCCTATCAATTTTATGCAAAAGCAACGGGAACAGGACTTACACCCGCTACGTCTACATGGACAATTAGTGGAAATACTTCTGATGATACATTTATTTCACCACAAGGCTTGCTTTATGTCGCTAAAGATGAAACAGGAACTACTATTACCGTAACTGCTACAAATAATTTTAACGGTGAAGTTAGCGGAACAGCTAGTGTTACTAAGGCTTAATCACATTACGAAACAGGGTTTTAAACCCTGTCACCATAGAATTTCCGACTATGGTCTGATGATGTTAGGAGTGATTATATGGATTTTTCACCATCCACGATTATTCAAATATTTAGTCATATTAGATGTGATATAAACCATAATGATGTATATTTATTTAAAACAAAAACAGAAGAAGAAGAATTTTTTCAAAATCATGTTCAATTTACTTTAACAGATTTTTCTTATCAAAGACTAAATAAAAGAATTAGAGTAGAAATAAATGCAGAAAGATTATATAAGTGTAATTATTTAAGATTTCAAAATGAAAATTTTTCTGATAAATGGATTTACGCATTTATTACAGATATTGAATTTGCAGGAAATAATGTTTCGTTTATTTATTTTACAATAGACCATTATATGACATGGAAAAATGATGTAACTTTCTATGAAAGTTTTGTTGAAAGAGAACATGTTGAAGATGATACACCAGGAAAACACCTTTACCCAGAGGGAATAGAAACAGGAAAATTTAAAGTAAATTATCATGAATTTACAGGCTATTTAGATAACATGGCAATATTAGTCGGATATAGTTATAAATCAGAACAAACACAAATTAATGTGAATGGAGCAATAGGCGCAGAAAATATTAGTTATGTTATACCTTCTATTATTAAAAAATATGCGGGAGGAACATTACTTTCTGGAACTTATAGCGGTTCACAATATATTGCATGGGATATCGCAGACTATAAAGAAGTAAATAGTTTTTTAACCGATTTAATGAAAGATGGACAAATTGACATGATTACATCAATTTCAATGTGCCCACAAGAATTTATTAACGGTTTTACTTCCGGTAAAGAAGTTATTCAAAATTCTAACAGTTCACGTACTGTTTCATTTCCTATTTCTTCTGGAAACAAATGGGAAACGTTTGGAAATTTAGATGGTTATATTCCTAGGAATAAAAAATTATTAACAGGTGAATTTAATTTTTGTGCTGTTAATAATATGAATGGAACCGAAACGGAACTTTATTTTGAAAAATGGAATTCTCCAATATGTCTCTTTCACTTAAAAGGTTATGTTGGTTCTAATCCCTCATGTCGATTAGTCCCATCCGACTATAATATTAATAGAATTTCCGGTGTTCCTACGCAAGATAACTATGATTATAGTATTCCCTTGAGCGGATGGCCTTTATGTAGTTTCTCATATAGTGCATACGCAAATGAACTCGGCGCAAATAGAATGAGCCTTGCACAAAGCACTATTAATGAGGGTATTTCTTCCGTATGGGATATTTTTGGTAGTCTATTAACAGGAAATGTAAAAGGAGCTTTAGATTCTGTACTGGGAATTGGTGAAAAGGTTACAAACTCACTAGCAAAAATGGGAGACAGTGCAAGAATTCCCAATACTGTAAAAGGTAATCAAAATTTAAGTAATTTAAATATAGCTGAAAAAGTGCAAGATTTTCTTTTAATGCAAAAATGTGTTACTAGTGAATATGCTGAAAGAATAGATAGATATTTTGATATGTATGGTTATCGTGTTAATGTTAGAAAAAGATTAAATTTTAATAGTCGGCCATATTGGAATTATATTAAAACACTTGACGCTAAAATTTACGGTGATATACCAAACGAAGCTTTGCAGGAAATGAAAAATATGTTGAATCATGGTTGTACTTTTTGGCACACTGATGATTTAGGAAATTATAATAAAAATAATGGGGTGGTGTAATGTCTAAATCAAGAAATAGGGCAATGTTTAAAAACTCGCCTGTTTATTTATATTATTTAAATAAATTAAAAGAGTATGCATTATCTTGTTTTAAATGGGAAAATTTACCTAATACAGTGGACGAACGTTTTTTAGAGTTAAGTTTATTAGAAAAGGGATATGTAATATTCTTTTATGATGATATTTTGGGGTATTTAACTTTAGGTGGCTCTATTGGTGGAGAACAAACTATTTACCGTGTTCCGATGGATAGAACAGCTATAGCACCAAACGGATATCAAAATAATTTAACAGATAAAAATAGTGTTATTATCTTTAATAACTATTTAAGAACACCAACATATATTACATGTGAAATGTACGCAGAACAACTCTATGAATTGGATAGAACAATTTTAACAAATATAAAATCACAAAAAACACCTATTATTTTAAAATCTTCTCAAAATGAAAAATTAACAATGGAAAATATATATTTAGACTATGATTCTAATGTTCCTGTTATTAAGGTTTCAAATGATTTAGATATTAATAATTTAACCGCATTAACTACAAATGCACCTTTCATTTCCGATAAATTAATGGATATTAAATATAATATCTGGAATGAAGCACTAATAGCTTTAGGAATAGATGGAAATATTAGTCAGAAAAAAGAACGAGAAAATATAGTAGAAAGTTATGTTCCTACAAAACAAAGTAAACTTTCCAGACTTTCATATTTAAATGCAAGAAAACAAGCTTGCAAGGAAATTAATAATATGTTTCATTTAGATATTAATGTAGATTATAACGCAAATGATAATATTATTAATGAGATAGAAGGTGGAGATATTGGCAGTTTATACAACAGAGTTAAGGACAATTTTAGAGAACGGGAATTCAATATCGTTAAATGATTATCCCATTTTTGATGAAAATTATAGAAGTGTTTTAAATACAAATATAATTGATTATTATTATTTTAGGGAAATCGGTTTTGAAACTGTCGCACAATTTAATCATTATCTTAATAATAAAATGAATATCATAATGCCTTATTATAATAAAATATATATCGCAACTTTAAAAGAAATTAATCCGTTGAACAATTACAATTTAACTGAAAAATACGAAAAAATATATGAAGGAACTGGAAACAATACAACAAATGATTCTTCTAATAGCGATAGTTTAAACGCCTTTTCTGATACACCGCAAGGAAATGTTTCAAATAATGAAATAACAGAATTAAATTATTTAAGTGAAGCCACGCAAAATAAGGCTAATTATAACAACTTATCTACATCAAATATGAAAAATAATGCAACGGAAAATTATATAAAAAATACAAGTGGCACACAAGGAATTCCAGAAAGTGAAATGATTCGCAAATATATTGAATCTTTATTGAACATAGATAAAATGATTATTGATGAATTGTCTGATTTATTTATGAAAGTGTGGTGAATTTTATGTGGATAAACGGACAATGGGTTTGTAATCCAATTATTCCTACTGTTTTTGATGAAAGTCTTTCATATTATGAAACGATTTGTAAACTAAATCAAATTGTACAAGACCTAAATAAAAGATTAGATAATTTTCAATCTGATTATGAAAATTATACTGATACAGAAATTTCTAAACTAAAAAAATATACAGAAAATTTAATTGAAAATCTAACAAATAAAGTAAATGAAGATGTAGCAAATTTATATGTTTATATTTCAAATGAAGATAAAAAAATTTATGATGAAATTCTAAAAAGATTTAATTTCTTGATTGATTATATAGATACAACAGATGAAGTAAATAGAATATGGACAATAACAGAAATAAATAAAGTAATAGACTTAGTAAATGAAATAAACGAAGATGGATTTTTAGTTTATAACCCATTCAGAGGTTATAAAACAAAAACGCAGATAGTTATAAATGATATCTTTAATGCAATGCGCAAATTTGCTTTGTCTGCACTGGCTTATGATAATTTACAACTTTCTGCCGATGAATATGATAAAAAACACTTATCAGCATTAACTTATGATTTATATGCTAAAATTTACCTTATTAGAAATTTTGGTCAATGCCATATGTTTTCGCCTTTCAATGGAGAATATACTTTAATTTCTAATGTTGTAAATAATCTAGCTTTACTTCATAAGAACGCTTTAACTGCTTTAGAATATGATAACCTTAATTTTACGGCAACAGTTTATGATGAAAAAAATATGAGTGCATATAATTATGACTGGCTAGCCAAATCTTAAAGGGAGTGTAAATTATGCCTAGCACTAATAAAACAAATCCGTATGAGCTTTCCCAATTTATTGGAAGTGATATTCCGTCATGGCTTTCTGATTATAATGGGGATATGTTGAAAATCAATAATGCCATTCAAGAAGCTAAAACTTCTGCCGATGATGCTATGAGTTCTGCCGGTTCTGCTTCTTCCGATGTAAATGCATTAACTAATACTGTTTCCAACTTGTCTGAATCTCTAAATAGTACAAATCAAAATGTAACAAAAAACACTAGTGATATTGCTTCTATTAATTCTTCTGTTTCTAATATTAATCAGAATATCGATTCTCTAAATGGAAAAGTAAATGTTAATAGTGAATCTATTGGAAATATTACTACACAAGTAACTAACAATACGCAATCTATTAATACAATTACACCTGCTTTTCAAAATATGGGGAAATGGAATACTAGTCCGCTTTCTTTAATTGAACCATTTACAGGGTCATTAAATATGTATTATAATACATATTTAAATCTTGCAATTATTAACGGACTAGTTGAAATTCCTGATAGCTACTATGTTACTTCAAATACAATTAGTTTGTTAGCTAACACACTTCCAGTTGCTATTGGTTATAATTGGACAGCCGGTGTATATTATGTCACTTTTATGGATAACGGTAATAGAACGTCTAGTACAACTAGCGGATTTGATATTCCTGCAAATAATATTCATCTTAATTTAGGTGCTAAGCTTAAATTAGGCACATCTTCAACTAGTGGACAGACAAGTAGAAGAATTTGCCTGTATACAGTATGTCTATTAAGGAACGGATTGAATTAAAAAAGAGGGCCACATGGCCCTCTTTTAATATCTTTTATAATATTCATCTTTTTCTTTCTTTTTTTCAATATCATTTAATAACTTTATCTTTAATTCTGATTTAGTATCACTTATAAAGGTTTTATTATTATAAAAACATAAATAAACAGGTTTATAAATTTCTTCCTCTTTTACTACTGATTTAAAATATCTTATAAGTCTTCCATTGACAAAAATATACATTTTCCACTCACCTTTCAAATAATATGTACTTTTTAGTACACTTATATTATAATATGGTTAATGCACATTGTCAAGAGTTTATTATAAAAAATGTGCATTTTTTAGTGTCCAATAAAGTGGACAGATATGCATGGAACAGCGTTTCACGCTTTA